CTAGCGGCGGCCCTGGCCCGGGCACGCCCGTTATCGTCCACCACCCTTACGTAACCCTGGACTTTGTGGATGTGATGATTCCGCTTGTGCCTACCTCGGCAGGGTCTACGGGTTACAACCAGGCTCCAGGTAGTGCCCTGATGGACGAGGTTATCAGGAACTATGCCCAGGGACGGCTCTTCGGAATGCCCTATATTGAGGATGGGAACATCGATACCGCCACCATCGCTAATACAGCCAAGGGTGGGGTATTTATTCCAGGTGAGGGTGGGGCTATCATTTTGGCCACTGCCCAGGAATGGGAGGTAGAACCAGAACGAGATGCTTCACTGAGGGCCACCGAACTTAACATAGTGGGCGAGTATGGCGTGGGTATCTATGAAGCTGACTGGATCGTTACTATGAACCACGACGCCACGCCGCCCTCATAAAGAAAAGGAGGTTGCAAAATGGGTTTCCCAGGTAGAGTTTACGGATGGTATGGAGACGAGAAGGTCGCTCAGTCCACCAGGATCAACGGCCTTCCCTTGGGTATCAGGATGGAACTTCCCGATGGGCGAGAGTTCGTTCACGCCAAGGCGGGAACAGCAGTCGCTCTTGACCCAGGGAAATTGACTCAGGCCCCAGTAGCGGCAGGCACGGCTCTGGCTGATACTGTGGTGATGGCTGGAGTCTTGACCTGCGCCAGCGCAGCAATAGGGGCGACTACGCTCACTATCACAGTAGGGGCGACAGCTGCTGTAGCCAAAGACCAATATGCTGACGGATATGTGGTTACAGCCTCCAGTGCGGGAACGGGCAGAGGCCATGTCTATAAGGTAAAGGCCAACAACTCTGCTGCTACTGGGGCCACTTGTCTGTTCACGCTCTATGAGAACGACTCTGTGAAAGAGGCGATAGAGGGGGGGACAACCAAGGTCGGCATAAGAACCAACGAGTATTACCAGTGCATCGTTACGACTGGTGATACTGTCTATACTGGCCCCCTGGCGGGTATCCCGCCCGTGGCGGTAAGCGCAGGCTTTTACTGTTGGATTCAGCGCAAGGGGGTAGCCCCCGCCCTGAGCGGCGCTACTGTATTGGTGGCGGGCGAGCCAATCACATGCCATACCTCGGTTGCGGGAGCCGTTGGGCTGATGCAACTGAGCGCTGGCATAGCCAGTCTGAAGGTCAACGATAAGATTGGCCACGCTCTGGCAATCGCTGTTAGTGGTGGCTACGCCACAGTGTTCCTGGAACTACCATAACTTGGCAATAAAAATGGGCGGGGCGGGACTTAACTCTCTCGCCCCGCCGTAAAGGAAGGGAAGATGGCAACAGAAGCGACGGCGACGGAACTAGCTGCATCAGAAGAACTTGGGTCGGTGAGGATTGCGCCTGCTGCTAACGGGCAGAAGTTAGATATATTCGTTCCTACGCATGGCAGGCTGGACTTGACCATGAGGTGCATCAATGCCATTTACCTACATACGCAAACGCCCTTTCACTTGATTGTTGCCGATGACTCGACCGATGGGCTGACACCCATCTACTTCGAGCAGCTAGCTAAGGAACGGGGCAACGTAACCTTTATCCACTCAGATGTGCCTTACAAAAGCGGCAATCAGTTCTTCAATGTGGCATTAGCTCATACCGAAACGGACTATCTGGCTATCATAATGAACAGCATTAGGGTGGAACCAGAGTGGGAAATTGTAGCCCTGAACCTGATGCAGCAAAATCCCAAGGTGGGACTCATCGGATTCAAGTGCATCTTCACCAATGGTCAGATTGAAAGCGCTGGAATTAAGATGCTGAAGTGGCTGCCAACAGATATTGGTAGGGATCAGCCGAGCCACAGGCTATCTAATGTCTACGAGCCAGATGCTGTCCAGTGGGCCTTTTGTATGATTAGGAAGGAGGCGGGTCTTGGAAACNTGGACGANAACACCTTNCATGGCTTCAAGGGNTGGGATGACATAGATAACTGCTTCGTNCTGAAGAAGGCGGGCTGGAGAATCCTGTATTGTGGTCTAGGGGTAGGGTATCACGAGCCGAGGGCTACACGGGGCGATAGCAGCCCTGAAGCCGCTAAACAAAATGCGGAGAACGGAGAAGCCTTTTACAAGCGCTGGGGATTCTGGGAAGAATACCAGAAAGAACCAGTCGCAAAGACTATTCATCAGCCCCCTGGAGGCATAGTAGTTTGAAGATAACGCAGGCTATAGAGCGTGCTGGCTTTGGCGTCAGTGGGGATATAGGGGGGCTTCCCCGAACTACCTATTACACTCCTGACGGCAGAATCATCAGAGCTATTCCCAACATAAGAGAATACACTGTTAAAAACAAGGACGGGGATGTCATTCATTCAGGGACACGAGATGCCAATTTGGATAAGGGGTGGCTTCTCTCTTCGCCGTCTACCCCGAAGCTATTTTGTCGAACTTGCGACAGGTGGCATGATACCCAGGAGGAAATCAAAGCCTGTGGCGTGGAACGAACCCGTTTTATAAATGTGATGGAAGTTAAAGCAAAACAGGAGGAAACAGACAAGACAGCTTCGTTAGAGCAGAAAGTAGCGGAATTGACAGCGATGGTGGAGAAACTCATGGAGGACAAGAGAAATGGGACGCTTCTTCAATCAGCGACTGATGTCCTTAAACCGATTTCCGGTGACGAAGACGATGGAAAGAATGAGGCAAGAGTTCAATGAGCCGATTGCTAATAGCCAGGAGACCCCAGAGGAAGGGATTGTTGGTGGGGATGGGAGGGACGAAGGCAAGCCCAAATCTTTTGTTTCCCCTATACGGCATAGAAAGAGGAGAGCTGGACGAGCTCATAAGGGCAATTCTGGCTAAAGGTGGAGTAACAGAGGAGTCCGAGATTCAGGCGATCATTGAAAAGGCAGAGCAAGCTGCTGAGGTGCGAATCAAGGTATCTGAGGCCAAAGCAGAAGTCCGCAGACTGATGAGAATCAGGGCAGCTGGAGGCAAACTCATGCAGGTTGGATTTCGGAAATGGAAGCAGGTGTTTTACCCCATAAACTAAAGCATAGATAAACAGGGCAGCCTCAGGGGCTACCCACTCTAAAGGAGGAAAGAACAAATGCCTGAATCAGTATCAGCAGCCACAAACCAAGTTCTACTGACAGGTCGGAAGTATTATTTTTGGGATGGGACAGATTGGCGACCTGCTCTTTCGGATACTGCGGGTGCTGTCAAAGTATCCAACGTTGAGACGATTGAGACAGAACTGCTAGCCCATACTGCGGTAGCTGCTAGCGCTCAGGCGGTTTCCTCAGTTCTCTCTCTGGTGGGCGTTAAGAAGGCCACAGTTTTTATAGATCACGGGCGAGCGGCTACTGCTGCCTTTGGGACCGCCGGCACTGAGTACAGGATCGAAGTTAGCCAGAAAGCGTCTGGGAATGATACCTGGCGAGCCCTTACGACTGTGGTGGCTAGCAGTGTAGCGGCATCTTCGATTAAAGCTACTGCTGATACGCCAGCGGGTTCAGCCGTTATTGCGTCCACCTCAGCTACGACTCTTGTTAAAGGGGATATAATCTACTGGGCCAACACAGTTACAGTGGCTAGTGGAGAATGGGGCAGGGTTGTGGTAGTGGCTGCCGGGACATCCATCACTCTTCAAGATGCTTTAACTAATGCCCAGGATAGCGACACTAATATTTACAACAAGGGTGAGCAATTTGTTGTCGCCCTTGATGTAGAGGCGAAGAGCAGAATGAGAGTGGTGGTCAATAATAATAACTCCGATACGTCTCAGGCTATACAGTCCAGAGTAGCCTGCATAACTGAGAAGTAGGCAATTAGGGAGGGGTTATGCCTAGAGACTACGCTGCTTTTACGACTCTCATAACCACCAAGCTCCAAAGCTCTGGGACTGCCGATTTTACTGTTGCTGAAGTTGACTATGCGATAGAGGAGGGCCTCAAGGAGTTCGCTACCTATCGGCCCCATCTAGTCCCTATCATCTTCAAATTGGAGTCCAGGACAGGCACGGATGTAACGGGCACGGCGAATAAACTAACCGACTCAGCAAAGGCTCAGTTCGTCCCTGCGGACACTTCTAATGATAAGGTAGTCCATAATACTACTGATAACACCTGGGCGGTGATATGGAACCAGGATAGCACCTCAGTTTTATCTATCACTGCTAACATCATGGCCGCTAATGAGAAGTATGAAATCTACAACAAGCGATGTTGGAATAAGAAGCAACTCTATATTGGGGATTTGATTGACGTAGTCGGTACTGAGATTGATTCCGTGGAATATCCCCTGGGAACAAAGCGGAATTGGAAGGTTTATGGCGATGTGCTAGAACTAGATGTCGAGGCCTCCGTTATTCCAGATAGCGATTCTACCTTGACTACTCTGAATGACATAGACGTGCTAGTGAGATTCAAAAAACCCCATATTATATCCCAACTCACTGATTGGGCAGGCATTATGACTGACACGGCGGCGGCGGCGGCCACCTCAGTCGCTCTTTCTAGCTTGCAATCGGCAGGAACGATCGAAGTGGGCGAGGAATTCTATCTACTCAATCAACGGCTTCTTTATTGGATAGTCGCTCAAACGTCTATCGCTTCCAGCACCTCAACAATCAGCTTCTATCCGCCCCTGGAGACTTCGGTGGCCAGCACAGGGATGGCTATCACATTTCGCAAGACGAGTTTAGCACCCCAGGATGAGGAGATATTCGCCGACCTGGTGGCGGCAAGACTAGCCACCAGCAAATCAGCCAAGTATCTAAACGCCATAGCCATAGGCGGCGAAGTGTGGACTCGTTTTATAACCTGGGGTGAGAGAAAGCTAATGGAAACTCTAGCTAGGCTCAAAAGACTCTCTCCACCTCCTACCAAACGGAGGTATCCCACTGAGTGAGGACGCTGAGTTCAACCTTAACCTCGGCTCAGAAATCGACCCGGCTTGATGTTCTGGTCAAGATACAACTTACTCAGGGAGCTAACGATTACACCTATACTCGAACCCGTATCCTGAGCATAACGCATACAGAAGAACCTTACAGTCAAACCGCCACGGTAATACTGGATAATCACGATGGGGCACTGACAGCTCTTGATTTCAAAGGTTACAAGGGGGTCCTCTCGTATGGACTCATTACCAGTGCTGGGGAAGAATACTCGGCCTGTGCTCCGCTCTATGTCGTAGGGCAGCAACTTAACTCATTTCCGGGCGGCCTTACTTGTAGTCTCTCATTAGCAGGTATCCCTAATCTCTTGGATGCAGATAGAAGTGTAGGCCGAGACGGATATGCGTATACTCCTACTACCGCAAGCCTGAAGACAGCCAAAGATACCTTCACTGAGATTGTCAAGGCGGTGTTGCCCTCCAGGGCCAATTCTACGGCCTATAGCCTGGGAGATTTGGTGATTCCTGCTGTATCTAATGACTACACCTATAAATGCACCGTCGCAGGAACTACAGCAAGTTCAGCCCCTACCTGGCCGACCTCCACTGGGGATACTGTAGTTGACGGGACAGTAACATGGAAAAATATGGGGGTGGAGCTAATAGGTTTCAGGCTTACCCCCGCTTACACGCCCACCTTCGATAGTGAGGACAGCCTGATTGATGTATTCATGCCTAAGGATAGCTTCCAAATCAATGTAGACGGCTCCCGCTTGGAAGCCCTGAAGACACTGCTGGGATATACCAAGTGCGTGATGCGGGTAGAGGCTGACGGGGGAGTCCATATTTTCGTGCCTACTACTACGGGCGTGTCCTATGACTACGAGTATAAACTAGCGGTGGCGGATGAGCACAACTTCTTTAGCAAGAGTGTGCGAACAGGATTGGTCATTCCGAACTTTATCAGGGTTCTTAATCATCCCGACCACGAAGATCAGTTTTCGGGTTCCGCTAATGATGCCAGCAGCTTTGCTCTAGTCCCGAAGTATCAAACCAACTATTACCGGGTGGCGAGCGATGCGCAGGCGACGGCAATCGCTGAGGCGATTTTAGCTCGACTGCAACTTGAGGCGGCCTCGGCTTCGGCCTCAGTTCTTATGAATGTGGGAGCCGAGGTATATGACTACGTGAAGGTTACAGATAGCAGAGAGAATGATACCAAGGTGGGGAACATAGGCGTTCTGACTCGGCATTACCGGCCTGGGCAATCCCAGCCCTGGTCGATGGATTTTCGCTTCGGGAGGGTGGCTGCGGGGGGCCTGATGGGAACACTTCTCTCCGACGACTTTGAGGCAGACTGGGACGCAGCTTACGATAAACTGCGTGATGCCATAAACCAAATATGGGAATACCTCAGGGCCAGGGAGGAGACAGTGCCCAAGCTCCATGTAACCAAACAGTTGATAATACCGGTGGTGCCTCCGTAATGGCTATCCTCTTTATCCATTGGAATTCTGAGGATAACCAGGGATATTCTGAATGGGTTGGTTCTACCTCCTGGTTCTTTCAGACATTTACGCCAGAAGTCACCCATCGTTGCTCTTCTATTAAAATTAAAGCCCTTCGTGCATATACACCTGAGACAGTTACAATATCTATTAGGGCTGTGGATGGTGGGGGGATACCAACTGGTAGCGACTTAGTTTCAGGAACTTTTAACGGAAACACAATAACCACTTCCCTGCCAGGTGAATGGGTAGAGGTTATATTTTCTGTTCCTTATTTGCTTGTTGGTGGAACTATGTATGCCATAATAGTTAAAGCTCCTGACGCCAATATTCCTGGTGGGGATGCTCTATATTGGAGGGAAAACGGAACTAACAATAATCCTAATTGGGCAATGCCTGGCGGACATGGGGTTGGGGATGGGTCATTGTGGAGCATTACCCAGGAAGCGGTTCCGAACTTGATGTTTGAGGTGTGGGGCACTGTTCCGGGGGAGCTAGCAGGTGTCATTGCAGTCGTAGAAACCCGCTTCCACTA